TATTCACGGGTACGATGTTGCTCACTTTGAGACTCCTTGGGTTAATAAGATTTGGCTTGTTGGGCACCGACAAGACCAGCGGTTTTTGTTATGACGACATTCTTCCGGGGCGACGTAACGAACAGTTCTTGCTGCACACCGAGACGATTCTTCATGGCGTGTGCCACGAGGTGGTCAGCGATAGCTTGGTGGTCAGCGCAGTAGACAAAGCCGGGGGTACGCTCACCAGTGTAGGCAGCATCAGGATTCATGCAACGCACAACATATCCGTTGTCGATCTTGAACGCCACCATCGCAGGCATACTGTTTGAGAACATATCGTGCAATCTGTTGACGCGCAGTTCTTCTGCTGGCTGGTTCGACCCTTGAATCAAAGACAGCAGCGATTTACCGAACCATTGTTTAATTCCCATATCAGTCCTCTGCTTTGGCACCGGGTCTACGAATATTCACGTCCAGCTTGGTGCCGTATGTAACGCCGGGGGGAATTGTTTTTGTCTCGTCGATGTAGCCGCGCACTGCGGTCTTGCTGACGCTCTTTGTCAGCATGTCGTATGCCTCGTTCTCTCGAACGAATGTCAGCAGCTTGTCCCAGTCGGCCACGTTTGCGTAGTCCGTGGTGGTTAGGAACGCTGTGCCGTAGTCAGACTTGAAACTGGTTAGCCCCTGCGCATCCATCTGCGTCTTGAGGTATGCCTCCAGTTTGTCCAACTTGTTCTTGAGTGTGGTCACTTCATCCTTGACCTTCGCCTCAACAGCAGTCTTCTGATCACGTAGTTTCATGTAGGTGCGGATCACATCACCTATGTTTGGGGTTGTCACAGTCATCACCTTTGTGTTTGTTGTTGGATCATGTCCAGCAGCAAGCCTTGTAGCTTCTGCTTGTTCTTCAGTCGCTCGTACATCTTGTGCTCAAGGTCAGTACTCGCAATGTGGATCACGTTGGAGACGTTGCGTTTGCCAATACGTTCGATGCGACCGTTCGCCTGTACGTACACCTCGTTGCTGTTGATCGGGCCGTACCAGATGATGGTCGATGCAGAGGTCAGAGTCAGACCATGCGCCATCGTGCCGGGGTGGGCGATCAATACCCGAGGGTCGCTTTGCTTTTGGAAGTCGTCAAAAATCTTGTTGCGCTTCCCGGAGGAAACTTCACCGTTGACAACCGCCACCGTCCAGTGCTTGCTCAGTTCTTTCTCCAACATGTGGAGCGTTCCCGTGAGCGGCACAAACAGAATTACTTTCTCACCTGCTTCTTCAATCACCTCCTTGACTAAGTTAATTCGTGGGGTGCAGTCGATCTCAATGTTCTGACCGTCATCGCCATACGCCACGCCGCAAGCGATCTGCACAAGTTTCTGAATCTTCACTGCCTCGTTCACTGCCGTGATGGTTCCACTGGTTGCCTTCTCTGCTGCCATCTCGGTAACGAAGTGGCGCAGCATCTGGGTGTAGTGCTTCTTTTGCTCGGCAGTCAGTTCCACCTGCCGGGTCTGGACGATGGTGTCCGGCAAGTCAAAGCACTCGTCGCGTGTGAACCTGACAGCAGGTTGTAGGATGTGCTTCACAATGTCAGCAGACTCAGGCCGGGGCACGAACTTCCACTGCCCGATCTTCATCATCACCTGCTCACGGAAAGCCGTGAACGTCTTGGTGCAGTAGGGTGAACCGATCAGCTTGGCAAGTGCCCACGCATCAGTCGGGTCGTTCGGTGTCGGTGTCCCAGTCATCAACCATAAACGTGCTTGTGGGTTGTTGTCGATCCAGCGGCGGAAGATTTTGAATCGCTGTGTCGATGGGTTGCGCAGTACTGCCGCCTCGTCCACGATCACCAGATCGAACATGCCGTGGCAATCCTCCTTGATGATGGCGAAGCCATCGTGGTTGATGATGTAGAAGTCAGCCTCGGTGCGCAGCAGCTTGAGCCGTTTCTCAGCGGTGCCGTGCAGCACCACGAACCTGCGATGCACAAGGCCGGTGAATATACCGTCGCCCCACACACGCTCCAACGTACTGAGCGGTGACAGGATCAGCACCTTCTTGACCTTCTTGGTCTTGATAAGGTAGTCCGCTGCCCACAAGCTGGACTGGGTTTTGCCAGTGCCGATCTCGTTGAGTACCAGACAGCGGTGGTACAACGTCAGGAACGCAGCAGTCTCGCGCTGGTGTTCAAACGGGTTGTATTGTCCCGGCCAGTCGTAGTAATGCAGGATGGGGCTGGGTGCTTTGATGCCGAGGTTGCGCAGAACCTTGACCTCATCCAGACGGTGCGGTGTGACCACGATCTGGGTGCCGCGCACATCCAGCGGCTTGGCCGTAGGAATGGAGTCCAGCACCCTGTTCGGGTTGTTCAGCTTGAGAGCCAGTGCTCTGGCTTTCTCGACTACGAGCATGTCACATCACCTTGTCTTGTATGTATTGTTCCAACTCACCACAGGAATCCTCGTCGTACACAAGGAACCAAAGTCCCCCAGCAGCTTGTATTTCTTTGCCGCAAATCTTCTGCAACTCCGTTGGTTTCTTGGTCTTGTCAGCCTTGACCTCGATACCCACAAAGCCACCAGCAACGATGGCAATGATGTCGGGTATGCCGCTTTTACCAAACCCGTTATTGCCGGGAAAGAAATACCACAGGTTGTATTTCTTCAGAACCCCCGTCACCATCCGCTTTACTTTACCTTCCGGTGTCAGTGCGCTCATCTTAGTCTCCTTTACACAGTTGTCAAGTTTTATTTTGTAAGGTTAAACCCTAGCATAGTCACAGTCGTGACGGCATGGGCAGTAACGGCACAGCCCAGAGGGGCGGGCAGGCCAGTTGGCGTGTTCGTAGGCAGAGTGAATCCGCTGGATGCGCTTCATAATCTCAGCCCAGATCGAGTTCATATCCAGCCGGGTGTACTGCTCGGTGTCCATTTCCATCGTCTTGAGCCACACGAGTGATGTCTTCACCCGCTGGACTTCAGGGTAGTGCTTGAACACCTGCGCTGCAAACATCTGCATCTGGAACTGGTCGATCTTGCGCTTGCCTGTCTTCCAGTCCATGACCACAGCATCGCTGCCGACTATGACGAGTACGTCAAGTTTGCTGCGCAGCCATGCGTCAGCGTCCCACCAACCTGTTGATGTAAGGTTCTCAGTAAGTACGAGTTCCTTCTCTACGTGCAGTTCCCCACGTGCAGCCAGCTTCTCAATAGACTGGCACAGGGGTTCGTACTGCGCCACCTCTGCATCCAATCCCGACCCTTTCAGTCGGTTTTCAAGGAACGCATGAATACGTTCCCCGTACTTGGACGCTTCACCTCCCTCGTCCACCACGTCCTTCTTAATCCGCTGGCGGTAGTACCGCAGCGGGCAGTTTTCAAACAGCGTGATAGCCGAGTATGAGTGACTCAGTTGCATAGCAGTGTGCCCCGCAGGGGTTGCCTGCGGGAATGTTTGTCGTTGGAAATCACAGTGTACATCAATCGTTGGTCATGCGGGAGATGCAATCGTGCTTTGCCACCTCCAGTACAGCGATCAGCTTCATCATGTCAGCGATCCCAGTCGAGAATCGGTGGTAGTCCTTGCCGACCTTCACGAAAGCGAGCACCTCAGTGGCGTCATCACTCGCCTCAACTTGTTGCACGATGTGTTTCAGCAAGTCGAGGGTGTCTTTGTTGCGCGGTTCGCGCTTGATCTCAGCGATGTTCATCTCAGGTATCTCCATAGTTTGCAGCCATGCCGGATTCACAGGCCACAGGTAAGTCGGGTGCCCACTTGGGGGCGTTGGACATAAGAGCTTCGAGCTTGACCTGATCGGCCAGCGCGTTGTCTTCGGGTACAGCGATGATGATCTCGTCGTGGACTTGGAACGCCACCTTGAAGTGCATCCCGGCAGCAGCCATCTGTTCGCGGATCACCAATGCAGCAAGAGCTTGCACGATGTTCTCTGTCACCTTGCCACCGTAGATGCGTGTCCATGCAATGTCGTCAGGGGGTGAGCCAGTCAGCACACGATCCTTGAGCGCCTTCTGGTAGGTACGGGCATCAGAGATATACATGAACCCGTTGGCCGTCTCGCGCAGTGCGGGGTAGCGGACATAGAACCCGTTGGGCAAGCGGATGCCCTGCTTGTCGTAGCGAACTTGCGGGTGCAACTCGTTTGCGCCACCGTACAACATGTCCTTGAGTGCGTTGCCGCACTTCTGCCAGAACTGCACGATCTTCCAGTTCTTCTGGCGGTACAGCCGAACGATCCGCTCTGCCTCGTTGATGTCGATCACCACGTTGATGCCACCTTGGCCGATCTCCAGAGTGCGCCGGAACTTCTCAGCGCCCATGCCGTAGCCCAGCCCAAGCACACACGTCTTGCCGACGAACCGCTCCACCTTGTCGGCCTTGGTGATCTTGCGACCGTAGACTTCAGAGGCGAACTCGGAGTACACATCCCGCTTGTCACGGAACGCTTGCACCAGATCATCTTGTCCTGCCACCCATGCCACAGTACGTGCTTCGATCTGCGACGAGTCACATGAGATGAGCATCTGCCCCGGTGGTGCCTTCAGCGCCCTGCGAATGGCCGTGTTGCCACGACTTGGTAGGTTCTGTAAGTTGAGCTTGTCGCCGCCACTGAAGCGCCCAGTGTGGGCACCGTAGTAGTTCAGCATGATGGGCAGTCGGCCACGTGACTGCACCCCGATCAGTGCCGCAGTGCGTGTCTCCTCCAGTGTGGATTTAACCCCAAGGCGGGCGGCCACTACACCCTGCACACGTTCATCAGGATGTTCCAGCAAGTCAGTCATGCCCTTGTCGGTCTTGGCAAATGCCCACGATTCCTTGCCTGTCTTGAGACTGGTCTTGGTGGGTGGCTCGATGCCGAGGTTCTTGAGGTACTTGGCAAAGATGTCGTTGCTCATCAGCATCTTAGTTAGCGCCTCCTCGCTCACCCCCGTGAGGCCGAGGTCAGAGATCAGAGTGCGCTTGCGGGTGCGCACTTCTTCAAGGTGCTTCTCCAGCAGCGGCACGTCGAGTTCAATCACAGGGTCGGTGTACATCCGCAGCGTCTGGTCAATCACCAACAACTCGCTGGATGGGAAGCCGACCTTGAGCTTGTTCCACAGGGCATACGTCAAGTCCACATCGTTAATGCAGTACTGTCCGTACTGAGCGAGGTCAGCCTCAGTGAAGTCAGCCTTGCGCTTGCCCAGTGCAGCCACTACCTCGTCGCCCTTCTTGCCCAGCCCGTAGTAGGACACCAGCTTGGCGAGTGATCCACCCACCGTGATGTTGTGCAGTGGTCGGGCCATGCTCAGAGTGTCCAGCCACAGCTTCGGGTTGATACCGAAATGCCATGCGAGGATAGCCCCATCGAACGCTGTGTTGTGGCACAGGATAGCCCGCTTGCTGTAGTCCAGTGACTGGAGGAACTTGCCGGGGTTGTCGCCGGAGTACCAGTCAGTTGGGTAGTCGTTGACCTTGACACCCACACCGATGATCTCGAACCTCGGATCACGGATGTACGCCTCGGTGGTCATCTTCGACAAGCTGAACTGCTGGTCGTAGTAGGTTTCAAAGTCGATGGTTACGATGTCCATTGCCATCAGTCTTGCTCCTGCAATACTTCGAGGAGTTTCTGCATGTAGTGTTGACCCTTTGCCACCTCCATTGGGGACTCATCCTTGCTACCCATGCGCATCAGATACTTCAGTGCGCCGCCTCGGTAGTAGCCAATGCGTTGGTCACGGGGCCATGTGTCCACGACATCCCACGGTTGCACACCCATCGCTTTGTAGTGGTCGCCCCCTACCTGCCTGTCCTTGGCTTGCTCCACAACAACTTGTGGTTCGTCGATCTGTGGGCCGAGCATCTCCGCAGCGTTGCGTTCTTGGTACTCGTGCATCGCTTGCTTACGCAGCATGTACACAGTGGGCATCGCTGCGTTGAACTTCTCAGACACGACACGTGGTGTTGCCAGTGGATGCTTGAGAAACCAGTTGATGATCTGCTGCTTCTTGGTAGTCTTGCTCATAGTAGTGCTTCCTCTTGGTTGTTAATCGTTACGTTCTTGGTGGCGTTTCGACGGCCCCACTTCTTCAACTCGTTCGGGCTTACCGTCCCAAAGGGCCAGCTTGGATACGGCAAGGATGCGTTCCAGTGCGTCTTTGAATCCATCTCGCTCTGCGGTGGTGAAGTTAAGCTCTCGTTCGAGTCTTTCATTTCGTGCTCTCATCAGTCTGTTTTCTTGTTCCAGTTCAGCAACTATCGGGTCGAGGGCTTGCTGTTGTTTGTCAGTCATCGTGTTTCTCCTTCTTTAGTTTGATTACACGCACAACTTGTTCCATCGTCACAAACCGATGCGTGTTAGCACACTCATACCTGCGGTACGTTGCGTTGTTGGGACGGCTGCGGGTTTCCTTAACCATTACCCATGTGTTGCATACAGGACATCTCATATAAACACCCCGAACTTATGTCGGAGTGCCTTGCTTTGTTCGCGGCATACCACGTTCACGGCGTCCATTGCACCTTCCACCGTGGGTTGCTTGCGTGGACTGAGAAACGTAACCTCAGCGGTCTTCACGAATCCAGCAAGTAACTCCGGCGGGAACTGATTGTCTTTGATACAAGTGTACAGCAGCGTAACCCATCGTTCATGCTCCCATGAGGGTGCATCCCATACCTGTTTACCCTTACGTTCTGCTGCAACTTGTTCACAGATAGTCTGTAGTACTCCGAGCTTGGCCCGCACCTTGATACCGTACTTGAAACGGCGCAAGGCACGGAGCCACTCTCGACGTTTGTCATCGTCGATACGGGGCATATCAAAGGCCGAACTTGGCAGCGGTACTCAGGGCAGTGAGCTTGCCAAGGTCTACATCAAGCACCACTTCCTTCTTGTCACGCTCTTTGATCTCGCGGTGCTTGTCCTTGACATCATCGGGCACCAACTCCCACAGGGCGGGCCATGCCTTCAGGGCCGGAGCCAATGTGCTGTACGCATTGCATACCTTGTAGACCATCTGCACAAACTCAGCCTGTCGTTGTTGGGCTGCGGCAACACGCTGGTTGTATGCCACTACCTCCGCACGGAACTCATCCCAGACAAGCTGGTCTTTGAGGATGATGCCGTCGCTCCAGCCACGATCCTTCGTGGCAATGTCAGAGGCGGGAAACGTGTTGGGCCACGGCACAGGCGGGTTGAAGGTAAACCGCATGTCGCACATGACTTCACCCACTTTCTCAATGAGCATCTGATCCACCGTCTTCAACCATCCAGCAGGAACTTGCGAGATGATTGGCTTGACTTCAAGGAACAACGTGTCGTAGATGCGCTGGCCCCATGAGTTGTCGGGCTTGGTTTCCTCGGCTTTGGTGACGGCAGGTGCCATCTTGTCACGGGCGTTCTTACCGATGCGGTCGATAAGTTCTTTGCTGAAACGTACTGTTGCCATGTGGTTCTCCTTGGTTACTGGATGGGGGAATCAATGACTGTCATGCGAGACATGATCTCGCCCAACTGCCATGTCACTGCTGCAATGAACTCGTCCGTTGACAAGTCAGACCTCGCGCCGGACAGTGCAAGCAGCGTAAGTAGAGCGTTGACAGTCACACTGAACTCTCGGGTATCACTAC